GTTTGATTAATTGGAGCTGGAGCACCATAAGCCGCTGATAGATAACTTGTTAATTTACTGTATGGTTTATTTTGGTTAAACTCAAATCTAGCTATATCTGCATTTAGTTTGTCTTTAGCATACTCCTCTTGTGTCTGACCTATTCTAGCTAATTGATTTATGTCTGAATAATCTGCCATAGCCATTTCTGGAGCTAATTGAGCTGCGTTCATTTGTCTTGCTGCTTGTTGCTCTGATAAGCTACCAAGACCTTGAGCTGCTGCTAATCTTTGGTTAAATGTTTGATTAGTAATATCACCTAATCTAGCTACTGCTTGTTCTTGCATACCTCTTTCATTTCCATAGTTACTGTAAGCTAGTTGAGCTGCTTTGTCAGTTAAAGCGTTAGCTAGATTTTCTGATGCTTGTGATTCCATTTCACCCATAGCACCTGAACCATATCTACCTGATGCTGCTGTTCTACTACCAATGTTTCTAATAGCTGAATTAAATTGGTCTACTGCTGGTTTTGCTGCACTTGCCATCATACTAGAAAAATATGGATTACCTGCTGATAGGTAATCTCCTCTTGCTGTAGCTTCTGTCCCTGCTAAAGCTCCACTAGGTATTCCTCCCCTTAATGAGCTAAAGTTTGATAATGCAGGATTTACTGATGATTGCAAATCACTAATTGTTGATTGAGCTTCTGGTACTAATGGACTACCAGTTCTTGCTCTATCACTTGCTAAACTTAATGCTGTTTTTGTAGTTGCGGATGCTGGAACATAAGTTGCTCTTGGATAATAGCTTGGAGATTGTCTTTGGTACAAATTTTTTGCTTGTCCTAAACCATAGGTTATGTATGGCAAGATAGCAGGGTCAATATTTTGTGTGGTTGTTTGTGTTTGACTACTACCACCACCACCACCACCTTTGTATTCACGCAATCCAGTAACAGGATTAATTGTTCCTGAACCACCATGTGCCTTTAGAAGATTAGCTTCCCATGTATTAACATGAGCAAGTTCAGTATCTCCCTCTCTACCTAATTTGCCTAAATCTTTAGCAAGCCAGTTATATAACCATATTTTTAACTTAATCATTCTATTTTCAACTCCATTAATTGATATTTTTTATTGAATCCGTAAAGCCTATTCCACAGTTTAGTAATGCTTTCAAATTTAGTAGAACCCTGTATTGAAGTTCCACCATTTTCTTTAACCCACTGTTTAAACTGTTCCATTCCTGCTTTTGTATTTTTACCGCCTATATAAGTTATATAAGCCACCCTGTCGTTAGGATAGTTAATCCATTGTACAGTGAGTGCTACATAACAAATCTCGTCTTTCATTACTAATAGTAATTGTTGCTGACCTTGTGTAACTAACAGTTTTAACTGACCGCTAGTAAATTCGTTGTTACCTTTGTCTAATGCTTTTTGTAATAAAGGTTCTGCAAGATACCAAAATCTTTGCACTTGATTCGTAGGCACTACATAGAGTTTCATAAAATTTATCCAACAATGATATAATCATATGTTACATCAGTATTAGATGTATTTCTATGCCCTACAACAAAGCTACCTTTAACTTTTGTTTTAATATATGTATAGTCTGATTCTGCTGCTGCATTTACAGTTCTTGGTGATAATAAAATTACTGAATCAAAACCTGCCCTTTCATTAGCAACAGTAGTTTCTGTTACTGATGTTGCTAAAGTAAAAGTGCCACTATTATTGGTTTTACCATTCATAGCGTTATTAACTACTTCGGACACTAATCTAGCATCTCCCCCTTGATAGGGAAGTGTACGATACATTCTAGGCATTATCTATTACCTTGTGGTTTTACATCTACATCTACTGCCATAGCTGTTGTCCAGTTACCTGTAGGTTGTACATTAAATCTATGATACCTACCTGCACTTCTTAAACTGCATCTGCCTTCTGTTGTAGCAGGAACAAATGTACCAAAAATAATGTTGTCATCTAATTCTCTGCGACTAGCTACTGCAACTTGTGCTGTGCCATTGTCTATTTGTGGTCTTGCTAGTGTAGCTACAGAATTGTAACCAACTTCTATGTCTGTAGTGATTAGTTGTGGTGTTGTAGACTGACCTGTAAATACTACAATTTTATCTGCCCTTGCACCTGCAAATAGAAACTTACCTCCAATAAACAATCTGGAATCTAGTGATATTACTGGCATAGTATCTATGTCTGTATAACCTAAAATAGATTCTAAAGTTTCTAATGTTTCTCCCAATGTAGCAATAGTACCTACAATATTTGATGTTGTTTCAGCTCTTGACCATTTTTGTAGCTGCCAATTATAAATAAGTATTCTTCTGTTACCATCTACATCAGCATAGTTCCATACGACAAGATTTTTAACAGGGTCTATAGCAACACTCATAGTATTAAGTTTTGTTAAATCAGCCCTACCAAAAAACCATCTATCTAATTTTTCTAATCCTATATTTGTTACTGTTTGTCCATCTGTAGAGTAAAATCCATCATCTGCTAAAAAGAAAGTAATGTTTCCATACCTAGCAACAGAATTACCTTCCAAACAACCTAGTCCATTAGAAATAGCATCAAATTGCCAAAAGAGAGGGCTACCTACATATGAACATCTAACTATAGATTTTTCTAACAACACAACACCAAACTCACCACCTGTTATTGCTTGAACATTACCGCCATCAGCAATTATTTGAAAATCACTTTGACTTGTAGCACCAGATACCCAGTCAGTTTCATCATTAATATCTGACCATTGAACTTTGTCTGGCTGTGAACCTATACTAATATTTCCTGCAAAAACAAAATCACGAACAACAGCAATATCTTTAGCTATAGGAGCTGCTGCTGCAACATCTGCAAATGCAGTAGATACACCAATAGTCCATGCTTGAATTTTATTGTTGTCGTTACAAGCTAATACTACCTGACCAAATTGTTCAAACTTCCATGTGCCATTACCACCATAACCACCTGCTTTAGACACATCATTTAAGTTTTGTGTTGCAATATCTAGTTTAAACAGCTTTGTAGCACCACCTGCAAATACTTCTACATTAGCACCAAACTTGGCTACAAATATATTGTTAATATTTTCACTAGCAGAATTAGAAAAATCTACCGAGCTAGGGAAAGCACCATAACCAATACCAACAGGAAATACATTTTTAGCATCATTTAAACTACCTGCGTTTGCTGGTTGGTCTGGTAGCCAATCTGTAAATTGTAATCTTTTTGTTGTCATATTATACTTTCATTATGTACGCTAATGCGTAGTATGGGCTTCTTGTGTCTACAATATGTCCGTGATTACCAGATGTGTGGCTATGAGCACCAAGTGACCTATTACTACCTGCGGCACGAATAGACTCTAACCCTTCAGAATATTCGGCTTGCCCAGAGCCAACAAGTAATCTTCCAGCTGTTGCTGTTCCCAAAGGTCCGCCTGTAGTTCCCCATCCATCTCTTGGAACAGAAAGAGTTGCGTTTGTTATTCCAACCGCAGTATCACTAGTTGCTATTGTATTTGAACCACCTTGAGCATTTACTGCATAACTAGAACCTGCACCTACCACAAACTTATCTCTTAAATTAGGAGTGCCATTAGAGCCATTACATAATACCCAACCACTAGGAATAGAGCTTGTAGAACCTGACCATAGCATTATCATACCTGAAACAAAAATTTGTAATGTTGTCCAATTAGGATGTGCATTTGAACCAGTAGAAACTAATACTTGACCAGCCGCTCCTGTTGAGCCGTCTATTTTAAATGCACCAGTTGAATTAAAATTATTAGTTTGCACTGTCCCTGAAATATTTACACTATTAGCGTTTTGTGTAGAAATAGTGCCTAAAGTTGTCCAACTAGGAACATTTGTACCCCCACTAGATGTAAATACCTGTCCAGAAACTCCAGAGCTTCCGTTTAAACGAAACTGCCCATTAATACGCGTGTCTCCATTAAAACTAGCCTGCCCATTAGATGTAATTCCACCACTATTAATAAGATAATCACCACTAGAGCCATCTATGTAATCTTTAACTTGTGCCATTGTTTCACGAATAGCATTGTTAATGGTACTGGGAGGACATCCTTCATTTATGTTAATATTGTTTATGTCAGTATTGTTAGCTGCAACACTGTCCCATTCTGATATTTTAGTTTTTGCCATGTTTTATCCTTGTCGTTTCCAT